ATTGGATTAAGGTCAAACATAGTGAAAATATTTATACAGGGGGATTACTCGGGGGTAGATTCTTGGCTAAGTCTTTTACTCATGGCTCGATTGTGTCCTAGCTTTCTAACATCTCCACTAAGAAGATATAACTCAAATGCAGCTTTTTCTTTCATTACTATAATGTGTTTTTTATTAACAAAGAAAGGAGAATCAATGTAGTTATCTAACCAAAGCAGCACCTGCGGAGTGAATGCAAATTCTTTGGGAAATTCTATTTTGTAGGTTTTAATTTTGGCATATTTCTCAATGAATTCGAGAGCCTGTTCAGTTAATCTTAATCCGCCTTGATCTTTTTTTCTGAAACTCCACCACCATACAGCTTTGTAGTCTTTGATGTTTTTTTCATTAACCGGTAATTCTGCCGCCTGCAAGAACGCCTTGGTGTAGGCATCTTTGTTCATGTCATTTAATCTCTTCACCTGCAGTGAGTTTATATACAGCAAAGTCTTTGGTCTTGAACAATCGATTCAATTTTTTTGCCAAATTATGTGCATGACCTGGATTTGAAAAAGAAACTTTTTTATATTTTGGTCCGGGATAGCTGGCTACCAAACTACCGCTCTTGAGATTGAAAGGCTGGCCGTTATAGAACACAGCCCAGATAGCTTCTGAATCGAGAATTTGCTCAACCTTGTAGGTTTCTTTGTTAGCATATTCTAAAAGAATTTTAGGTTTGGGTCTACTCATATACGTGTTCCTAATTAACCACGTATATATTTATATCTTTTTAGAACTTGCCGCCGTCGAATTTTACGTCTATTTGAGTGGTTGATTCTTTGATTGCTGCTAGCATTTGATGTATTTCGCCCACAGTCTTGCTTAGTTTAGCAGACATGAGTGCTAGTTCTGTGGTCAGATCACGTGCTTCTTGTAAACTAATGCGTATTTCTTTTTGTTGACTGCGTTCAGCTACTTGAATTCTCTGCAACAGTTTCTGTATAGTGGGCAGTGTATCTGGTAGATTATTTTGCGACATTAGCCAACACCTGTTTCATTTCTAATTCTGTTTTGAACGGACCTTTATATGGATATCGTTCCAGCGTGATTTTTTTTGGACAAAAACTTTTGACCCATCCTTTGTCAAATTTTATACAGTAGTAACCTGCACAGTATAAACTCTTGGAATCGCTGCTCTTAGTGAATAGCGGCAGCTTCTTACGAATATCAAACATGGCATTGTGAGGTTCGGCACTGGTGGCGTATCCATGAACCTCATTAGGTAGAGCTGTGTCGGCTTCCTTGACAATTTTTACTGTGAAAAACTTTTTACCAAACTGACGAGTTAGACTGTCTTTGGTTTCGTAAATTGTTACCCCTGTCTCATTGCTCATAAAAAATCTATTGTCGTCGTCTTTTCTTAGAGTGGCAATCTTTTCACCGTTCTCCTCTACGATCCAAAATTTATTTGCTATGATAGGTTTAGCATGTATGTCTGTCATTGTGTATATCTCGCATTAAGTGGTTCTGCATAACTCTGTGCCTGATCAGCAATCTTTTTCAAATCCCATAGATTACAGAACTTGATTAATCTTATACCAACTTGACTCACGTTCTTTTGTTCAGCAGTGGCAGTGGCAATAGTGTTTACAATTATCTCTTTGATGTCGTCGGGTTGGTGACTTAGATCGATCAGTCGACGATTGCGTTCATAATCTTCTAACACACGATGTTCTTCACCGTTGTGATCAGACCACCTCTGAAGCATGAGATTGTTCCACGCATATCCTTTGCTGTTACGATCTTCGAACGCTTCACTAAGACCCACTTTTTTGCTTGTGCCTTTAGTACGCACACCTGGATACGCTGAGAAGACATTATCACTGGTATCACCACGCATACATTTTTCGAATAACAGCCATTCTGGATCTGGGATTGCTTTTGGCTCCTGTGTTTTCTTGTCAATGACTCGTTTGCCTTTTGCATCAAAGATACCTTCGTGTGTAATTGTGGTTTCCATAACTCCGTTGTATTGTTTGACATTAGGAGCAATCAATTGTACAAAATCAGTGTCTGTGCTAATAACCACGTGGTTATCATTAGGATGTGTTTGAATCCAGCCAGCAATTAAATCGTCAGCTTCTAATTGTGGATGTTGTAACACTGTGCAGTTAGTTTTATCTTTGATAAAATCTTTAAAGGTATCAAATGCTTCCCAGAATACTTTTTCTTCTTCCGCTTCACGTTCTGTATGTGCCGCCCGAGCCTCGGCACGTTGGGCTTTGTAGGGTTTATAAAAATCTTTACGCCAGCTGCGCCCCTCTAAGCAGAAAATAACGTGACTGCCTTGAAAATCTTGCCAGGCTTTTTTTACACTATTTAAAGTGATATGAAAAGCCATACCTAATTTGATATCAGCGTCTCCGTTGATAACGTGCCGAGCACGAAAGAATGTGTTTGCAGTATCAACTAAAATATATGTCATAGATTCTTTTTACGAACTTCATTAATATCAATAACGCCTGTATTTACAGGGCCTCCGAGATCTCCGTCAACTACTACGTTAGTACATAGTTCACGGAACCAACGATCTACAATTTCTTCTTCTTTATCACCGTCGAAACCATATCCCTCTTGCTTTAATTTTAACACAAAAAGGTCGTTCCAGTCAAGCTCAAAAAAGCCATTGCGCACATTTTCTTTGTTGACATGAGTGTTAAGAACACCTACCCAAGGTTCTTTTAATTTGGTAGCACGATCTTTTGGTGATAGTTTGGCAGTTTCTTCTGCTTCTTTAGCACGTTCTGCAGATGCAACTGCGTCTTTAGCAATCTTTGTTGATTCTTCTGCTAGTTTTACTGCGGCTTCAGTTTCTGCTTTAATCTTGTCAATGCCAAATAATTTTTCTATAAATTGTTTCATTAGGTTCCCCACTCATTTTTAAATAACGGCACTTGTAGTCTATCGCTGTATCGCAAGCCTGATCTCATCGCCATGTCTGCTACTGCTCGATTGTTCAACGCATAAACGCTTTCTACACCGCCTACTGGCATTAGATAAACGTGACCTGTAAATCCTGCCTTACGATATGCAGCAATAGCGCATTCTGCATCAGCAAAGTCCTGTTCTGTAGCAATAACAAATTTTAAATAAGCTGTACCGTATTCTTCGTATTCACAAACTACCTCTGGAAGGATTGCTTCCTCCCACTTCTCACCACTGCAGGGAAGTTTAGCACTTACACTGAAAGTAATCTCACGCCAAAAGTCTTTATCATGATGACTTTTCCAAGTATGCAGATATTGTTTAAACTCATCAGTTAGTTTTTGAGTACCGTTTGTTTCAAACGTAATCTCTTTTAAGTTAGACATCTTAGGATGGTCTAACAAATCTGGATAAGCACGTTGCCAACCTAGTAAAGGTTCACCACCTGTAATAACAAGATGTTCGTCCTTCCATTCGCCATGTGGAATAATCTCTGCAATACGATCTGCAATAGCATCACTTGTAAGCATAGGCGACAACTCTTTAAAGTCAGGATGCCAACTAGCATAACTGTCACAGCCTGTGCTAACTAATGGCAAGTCTTCATATTTTGTAAATGGTGTAATCATAGTATGTGTGGCTGCAATGTCTATTGCTTCGTGACTTACTTCGCCACGTGGCATACCAAAGCCTGCACATTTAAAGTTACAGCCAAATGTACGTAAGAAAACAGAAGGCACACCCATATAGCGTCCTTCACCTTGTATGCTGTAGAACAGCTCTGCGATTTTAATTTTACTCATAGTTTATTATACACTCTTTTTTTGTAATTGCCAAGAGCCGTTGCCCTGATCTAACCATTCTAATAAATCGCCTTCGCCCCATCCTTGCAGGTCCAATACTTCCTGTGGTATTGGCATAATAAGATCGCCAGTATCTGGATCTTCTTCGAGGGTAACAGTCCAACGGGTCATATTGTCATTCCTGGTTGCGGTCTACGCTTACGACATTCTTCTTTTACTGCAGGAGGAATATCGGGGTGCCATTCGGCCATACCGCAGTCGTATACTCGATACTCTGGCATGTCTACTTGAGAAAGCACAAATGCCCAAAGGACGCAGGCAACAACAAACCCAATAAAATATTTCATTATATAATTATTTTGGTTATATT